TCCCAAGAGATTACTTTACTGCTAATCTTGTTCTCATATTTTTCACTTCTAATTGATGGGTTGATAGCATTTACAGTTGCCCCAACAACAAAGTTAGGTACTTGTTCAAAAATACCAGAAGAAGAAATAGTTATGGTTAAGTTTTCGTAATCGCCACCACTTTCAGATTGGGTGCTGAAGAACAGATTTTCGCCAACAGTAAACTGTAAACTATTTTTAATTTTTACATAAACATCATTATCGATCACACGCAACACTTCAGACTCTGCTCCGGAAGTTTGACCAGTAACATTTTGATTAGTTACTGCCAAAATATCTGCTCCACCACTTCCGTCATTGTTACCAGTGATTGTAAATTTGTATATGGGATACATTTTAAGGATTTGATATCTCTTACCAAATCTTTTTTCAGAACCAGAAGCGTTATCAACACGGTTAGAAATAGTTTTAACAGATGCTGTACGCAAATCAATAACAGGAGACAGGTGTGATACCTCGGAAGAAAGATTAATTTTATATTGTAAAGAGCTATCAATATCATTTACAACTTCATTAATTCTTGAAGTAATCATTTTTTGATTTAGGAAATATTGTTCTTCGTTTAAGAATGTAGTTTCCATATCAGAAACATCATAAGAACTGTAGTCTTGTGTAGAAGAATCTACAGGAACTACATTTGTAGTTTTTACAAAACTATCAATTTTCGTATTTGATAATTGTAAGTAAGGAATTTGAGCGTAAAGTTTTTCGTACTTTCTATTATAAGAAGCAAGAATAGTATCTCCACCACCAAAACCTGTGTCTGATGCTCTAGAAGGACCTACGATATTATAACTATCGATACCGACGTTAGAAACAGTATACAATGATGATTCTATATCAATCTCATTATATCCAGCAAAATCATCTACACCACGGAAGAATACTTTTGAAATGCCAGAATCTTCAAATCCATGATCTCTATGATAAACTTTGACAATGTTACTATTATTTTTAAACAGTTCAGATGTTGCTGTACTGTTAGCAAGAGCATAAGTTTCAAATGAATCCGGATCAAGTTTTTCATACCCGAGATCTTCATTCTTGATATTGAGTTCTGCAACTTTGGTTGTATCAAATTCTGCTCTATGTACAGTAAATTTGACATCTTCAAACAGATCTTCCGTCCAGTTATCTACATTCTGTGATTTGAATACAGAACCAAGTAATGGTTGAGCATTAACAACTAAACCAGAAGAAATATCAGTTTCTCCTAAACGAGAAGCCCAAATCTCATATTCAGTATCATCGCATTCGATGTTGATAGCATATTCAGTATTATTTTGTAAATATACTGGATAATCAAATTTAAATGTTGTTGCTATTGTAGACTGGATAGAATCTCCAGTATCAGAAGCAATACCCATTCTTACTGCAGGTTCATTAATAGTTAGTTTTGATCCAATGACAGCGCCGGTAGCACCATTACCAGAACCTCTAACAACAACTGATGGTGGGTCTGTATATCCTCTACCACCTAAAGCAATTTCTGCCAAGTAAAGTTGACCGTTATCAACTTTTGCAGAACCTGTAGCAGTGCTTCCACCAGGAAGTTGAGGACTTTCGATAGTAATAGTAGCACCTTCATAACCAGAACCGAGGTTAGTAACATCAAGAGATGCAACTCTACCAGAGTCTTTAGCAATCTTTAATCCTACAGTGGCATTATTTGCATTGTTGAACTGGGTAACTGATGTGAGAGTAATATCTTCATTAGCAAAGAACGAAGAACCATTATGATTACTCAATACAAATGTGTATACCTGTTCATTTGTAATAGAAATCTCTCCATTACTTGATGCGAGTACTTCAAAATTATTTCTATCCAATACTTTTGAAATAGGACCAGAAGCAAGAGATCTTCTACCCGTTACATATTCACCAAGTTTGATAGTAATATTTCCAGAAGAATAAACTTTAAGGAAAGTGTCTGGATATAAAGTAACTTGTGACCCAGGAATAATATACTTACTTGGTTTCTCGCTTTCTACATTAGTTAGATACACTCTCAATGGAATAGTAGAACTCTTCTTGGCAAAGAACAAATCTACTGCTGTAGCAAACATACCACCATCAAAGTTTTCTACTTTGAAAGTTTGTGCTAGAGGATTTGGTCTGGATTTATTTTCTGTATTACTATCAATTAACTGCACACCTTCGTTTGATTTAAAGATCGCTGGAGCAGTTGAAATAATAGAAGCAGGATTTTCTGGGAGAACACCGGTTGCATAGAACTTAACTTCAGCATAACTATCTACAAAATCTTTATTGGCATCAGTGGAACTAGAAGTAAATCTAATATTCTTGACACCTGTAGAGAAGAATAATTCTTCGGAAGTAGTGTCATACTGCGTTGTATTAACATCGCCAGACCATGAAGTATTCATTCTTGGTGCATAACCAGCAGGAACTAAAATAATTCCACTAGCATTACCATATTCATCAGTGGTTAAAGTATTATTAAAAGTAGTTAAAGAGTTTCCGGCAACACCAGTAAATCTGGAATCGGGATTGACCCAACGACCAATACTTCTTTGATCCATGAATACATAAAGTTGAGTCTTGGGTTTAAGTCTCTTAAGTACAAACTTAACAGGAATTGATCTTGCGAAGAATCTCAATGCATTTGCAACGTTAGTTCCATTAATTGTTTTATACCCAACACCCTTTGCAATCTCATTATTTTGTGGACTTACATTAGAAGTACTTCCTACACTAGCAGAGTTTACCGTAGAATCAGAAATACTACTGTTACTTTCGCCAAAACTATTAATGTTAAAGAAAGATTTATTAACACCAACCCAGTTAATAACGAATGAATTGTAGATGCTAGAAAATGCTGCCCTAACATCTTTTTTACCAAGGAAGATAGAAAATAGATTCGTATTATTTTCTGTTACTAATGGAGCAACCGTTGTGTTATACCATTGATCAATGTTTGGAATTAATGCCGCATCACCCACATATTGTAGAATTACGAATGGATTCGGATTGATAGTTTTAGTTGCAAATGCATTAGAAGCATAAGAAACATTATTATATGGTAGTGTAATGACACCATTAGAATTTTGATATCCATCTAGTTTCCTTTGTTCGTCTCTAGTATTAATTTCGATCAAAGAAAAACTATCTTCTTTAGATTGTGGACGCAAAACAGATTGTTGTGGATCAATAGCACACAAGTAATCTAAAGACTTGATATTACCAACTTGATGAGTTTCAAAATTGTCAACAACAAAACCACTCTTGGTTTTATCAATACCCAAAACATCCTTTACTTGCATGTTAAGAGCTTGCTGCTCTAGGATACTTAATGTCGTGTAATATTCTAAACGCTCAACACGTTTTTCTAACTTACCAATATCACGCATCGTATATCTACGATTATCAACAGGAATAATTCTTACATCCTTACTTGATTTGGTAAATGCTGGGACATAAACATAATAAAGAGGAATACCATCTTCAATAATTTCCGGTTTGGATGGATTGAGCGAAGAGTTGCCAGTCTTAATTAAAAACTCTCCTTTTTGATTAAGAAATACTCCATCAATTCTATCTAGATATTGAGACTCGCTAAATGACATTGTATAAGGAAGAAGTCTACTAGATGAAGGAGTACTAGATACAGAACCTCCATCACCAATAAAACTAATGTAATCTGCTTGAGACAACAACGATGAATCTTGATAACCAGCAATAATTGTATTTGAATCTACTTTGGGTCGGAAGTCAATGACATTCTTTAGATTTACAATACCGTATACTGTACTATTGAATGATGGGATATCATCAGCGACGACACCTGCCTCATGAATATATGAGTCAACAGTGCAAAAATCTCCTTGCGAATGCTGGAAGTAATCAAACGCAACCACTATTTGACCTGTTGGTGGACTAAACCCTGGTTTTAATACAATCCTTGATACGTCATAGAATGTTTCTCTCTGACCATCATCAAACGTAAACCGGTTGGTTATATCTGTACCAACAACTAAATTACCATTTACGTCTACAGTTGGTGGGGAAGACGCAGAACCTTCGTAAATATATTTGATAGCATAGACATCAGAATAACTAAATGACTCGGTACTCTCATCATCGTAGTTAATTCCTCTCAAAGGAATAACTCTATCACCAGGTGCTCTGATAATAATTCTCAAATCTGAAACTGATGTTTTTAACTTCGGTCTTCCTTTTGATACTTCAATAGTGGCAGTTAATTTAAGTTTAGGGAAGTTAGAAACATTAGATCCAAAGTAGTTACTTGGAAATGCGATAGTGATACTACCAGAAGACAACCCGGAAGTTGCATCAGTAGTATTTAAAATATTAACATATTCTGGTCTCAAGTAAACAATATCACCTGTCTCTACTCGATTAGAATCACCTTTGTCTAAAATAGTAACAACAAAATCTTTTTCATTAAAATCAACAAATCTTTGAGTACCAAAATCTAACTGTGCTGCAAAAGTAATTTCTCCACCACTACTAGACCCAGTGGTTACAAAATCTCTTCTAATATAATATTTAATTTTAGTGTCTTCTGATGTTTTAATTAAACTACTAACTTCTTTACTTCCAGTTGGGAATACTAAAGTTGAAGTTGCTGTATTATTAATAATAGGACGCAACCTAACAACCGAAGTTGAAGTTACTTTTTCTGGAAGAGCACCATTTAAATAAATTCTTGATTTTGTGGTTCCTTGACTATCGGTAGCGTAATCAACAATATATTTGTGAATTACTCCAGTGTCATCACTGAATTGGATTGCATCACCTTGAATAAGATATTTTCCAGCACTTGCGCCAAAACCAGTACATTCCAAGAATTTATATCCTTTAGTACCAGAAAAATTAAATTCAGTTACTGCTGTTGAATTGGAATATGTAGGATCGACAGTTTCTATATCTGCTGTAAATACATTTCCAGAACCATAAACAGAATATAAAGACTTTACATTATTTGCAGAATAGTTAAGAACAGTGTTCTTAAACAATACTGGTAATACCTTTGCTTGAATAGTAAAAGCTCCGGTAAAGTCAACTACTGGAGGTGCCACATAATCTAAAGAAACTGCATCTCTATTTAAAATTTGTACCTTGTATAAAGTTCCGCCACTAACACCAACGCTAATATCGGATGACTGAAAAGATCCAACAAATACATCTGATGGTTCATATTGAACACCATCAATAGAAATTTTTGCAGTGCTGTCGTATCCAGTTCCTTGTCTGGTTACAATAAAATGTGAAATAGTATTCTCTTTAGCGATTCTTAAAATACCACCTTCTTCATTTGTGATTGTTTCGCCTGATTTGAAATTACCGGATAAAGTTTTTACATAAAGACTTGCACCTGTAGACAAAAATCCATTACTATTTCCTTCGATTATACCATAGGCACCACTTTGAGAACCTACAATATACTTACCAGGACTGAAATCTGAAGTAATACTAGAATCAACTAATAATCTAGTAAAGAATACTGGATTAAAATATGACATGTTAAAAATGCCATTATAAGTTTCTTCTCCCGAAGATAACCTACCTTTAGAAATAACAACATCGGTATCGGGATTAAATCCTGTTGCATTCTTTAAAAGAGTAAAATCTTTTGGTTTTGCTACTCCAATTAATGGTGTGATCGTCTGATCATAATCAACAATATATCCAATTTCATTAATTTCTTGTTGAGCATCTGATTCAGATTTATAAAGAAGTCTTCTTCTAGTACTTACATTATCATCATACTCAATAAACAAAAGATCTAGATAGTCTTTTCTTCCAGCAACTGTTAGTTGTAAGAATTGGGCATTAACATCACCTACTTCTGGTCTTGTTACTTTTGCAAAAGAAATAGTCTCAACACTTTTTACCGTAGATACTGCGTTAGATGATGTTCTTGACTGAACAAAATAGATATTTTTAAGATCGGCGCGATCAGCAGGTGTATTTGGTTCGATGCTTGATTCGTCAATCAACCCAAGATCTAAATCTGAAAACAAATAGATTGTCTTAATAGCATCATCTTTACTAAAAGACTTACCTCTTCTATTTAAAGTTTGTAGATAATTAGTAGAAACTTCTAAATCATTTGATCCAATAGTTCCATCATTATATACAGAATTTAAAAAGATAGTTGGGTATGCAGTAAGTTCAGAACCTTCAGCATTTAGGGGTACACTATTATAGACATTAGTAATATTAAAGCTAGAAACCCCATTGGTTTTAATATTAATATTATCTCTGGATAAAGTATTTCTTGCTTTGTCTAATTCTAAATACTTGGTTTCCTTATTTACAATTTCATAACCCCGAACATATGCTTTTCCTGGTCCGACAGAAAGTAATAGTTTCTCTGTAGCTTCTGACGGCAATAATCCATTAACCGTACCATCAGTGTCTGCTGTATAAATTCCCAGATTACCATTTCTCTGGTAATACTCTCTTACTTCAGTGTCGAAGTTATCTACAACATAATCACCAGACTCATCATATGTTCTTCTTGCTAGAGTCTCTTCGATTAAAGTATAATCAACTTTTCTAACCTGGCGCTCAATAACACCATTTTTGATAGATAACAGTTGAATAAAATTCTTTTCTGGAGTTTCTGTGTACTCGTACTTGATAAGATCTAATTTGATCTGTAATCTATGGGCACCTGGAGATGCGAAGTTAGAAGATCCAGTTGCATTATCATACAAACTAGGATCTTTTTCTGGAGTTACTACAGATTCTGATACATTAAAACCAACTTTTGTTGATGGCGTTTGAGTATATCCGGAAACAATAATAAGTCCCTCATCATTACGAACAAAAAATCCGTTAACAAAATAGATACCTTCTTCTACTTTAACAGCAGAACCATATCCCATAGCGGGACTTTCTACAAAAGATACTACACCTGTATCTGGATTTGTTACACTAATAGTTGTAGGTAGAACACTCCCGTCAGTGCCAACAACGAGAAGAGGGCTATTAATGCCATCGACAATTTCCAGAGTTTCTCCTTGGCGGAAAGATTGTTCATCACCACCGTCTCCTGCCGTCAAATACTTTACATAAATTGTGTCATTACTATTTTCTGTTGCTTTTGATATAGTAAGGACTAGTGCTACAACCCCAGAAGACAATCCAGAAATCTTTTGTCCTACTAAATTTTCGATATCGTATTTTTGATATACGATTTCTCCGTCAACATTAACAGCAACTTCAGAAACTGAAGATAATTTTACAAAATCTAATTTTGTATTCAGACCAACTTCTCCAGGGATGACCAAATCGCCCTGCTTAAACTGATTCTTGCCATAATTCTCAATCTGATTTTGCAGAATAGACTGGATACTATTCAGCTCCCTACCCTGAATCGGATAGGAAGGTCTGAATAATACCTTATAGAAGTCTTTCCCGGAATCGTAATCGTCGAAATATGGGATAGCGTTAAGATTAGTCTTCTGTGGCATTGTAATATACTACCGTCTGGTTGAATTAATTAATAAATCAGAACTCGATGACTAACTTGATATCTTCAATTTGATCAGCTGCTCTAGTAATTAGTCTTCTGTTCTCTATGTATATAAGATCTCCAGAGTTATTTTCAATTTCTGGATTTGCTAAACCATCCGTAAAGATAGAACCAACTAATTCAGTTCCGTCTACTAAAGCAGTTTCTACAGTTCCTACTGATCCAGATTGAGATCCGGTCACATTATTTGCGGCATCTGACTCAAATGCTCTTACAACTCCAGTGTCTTTATGAAGACTTGGTGTTTGAATGTACTTAAGAACGCCACTTCCGGGAGTGCTTGGTGTGGGAGAAGGACTTCCTGCATCAAGAGTCCAAGAAACTACAGTACCATATGCAGATCCTCCACCAACAGTTTGGGTAATCATTTCATCAGAAATATAATTCCCAGTCGCTCCAGTAATCTTGATTGCTTTCAGACCATTAAGAGTATCTGATGTGGCGAAAGTAGATGTACCGTACTCAAGGGGATCTTTGATAATACCAATACGACGGAAGTCATTATCTACAGGGAAGTCGCCAGCATTCTCAATGAAAGTGAGGCGAATGTTTGTCATAACTCTCTTGGAGTTAAGTTCCATCTCAAAATCAGAACCATGACCACCTTGTGGAGGAAGAATAGGATCTAATGCAGGAGTATCGGTTGCAGTTACAGTTTCTGGAGTTGTGAGTGCAGAATCTGCAAACAATCCAATAGCTTCTGTGCTTCCAGCAGTACCCAAAGGAACACCGGTAACGAAAGGAATAGATGCATAAGTATAACCAGATCCTGGTGTGATTACTTTAGCAACAGTAACTACTCCTGCATCGACCGTGACTTCTGCTACAGCACCTTGACCATCTCCTACTACAGAAGCATAGAATGTACCCGATACAGGAGCAGTGAGAGTGCCTGGGTTGCTGATTAAAGCAATATCCAAAGCACCATCAGTTGCAGCTGCTTCGGTTGCTACTCTAGTTGTTTCTCCAGCAGCATTGATTGGCATAAAATCAGTAGACAAGAATGCCAATACATCATCAGTTGGGATGGTGTACATATACTTCCAGACATAAGAATTGTCAGGAGCAGTAAAAATGCCGTTTGAGTAAGTACCTAAACCAGCTTGAGGACTGGTCTTTGGTTCGTGAGCAATGTTTACGCCAGTAGGATTCGCTACAGATTCTCCATTATAGAGACACTTAAATACTTCATACGATTGATTCATGATATAAAATTTTGCATTAGAGATAGACGTTCCTCCCAATGCCGTAGACTTACCTACTTGACCACCACCTGCTGGAGTAGCAAAGTAATCCGGTTTCCACATGTCAAATTTTGGATTATCAATCAAATTCCAGTTGTAACGTCTTACAACATGTCTAGCATAAGAACTAGTGATTCTTTTGGCAGCAATAATATCATCATAGATATGA